GCACCCCCTCCTCCAGGGTTTCGCTGATACCCTCACCTGCCGCCCCCTTGGCAGCACCTTTCAGCACTCCACCGGTGGCCGCCTTGCCAGCCAGCATCTTGAACAGCATGGCGTCGCCCATCATGGAACCGACAGCCGCCGCGCCCCACACCTTGGCGTCGCTCATGGTGGCTCGGCTGGCAACATTGGCAGTCTCCTCCCGGGCCAACGACAGCTTTTCCTCATCAGAGAGATGGGCGGTCTGTTGATCCTGGTCGATGCGAGTAAACGACTGGCGGAAGGTATCGCTGCCCGCCAGCTCGTCAAAGCTCATTCCCAGCACAGTGTCGCGGGTGTTCACCCCGGCACTGCCCACCGATCCGGTCGCCCCGGTGGTCACAGCGGCGCCGGTGGCGATTTTGGATACTGCATTGGCGGCGACCGCTTCGGCTACCTTCTGGGTCGCGCCACGCTTGATCATGGATGCGGTGACCGCACGGCCAATAGAGACTTTGGCTGCCAATCCTGTGACGCCGCCCGCCGCCAGGGTCGGCAGCAGGGAGCCAACCCCCTGCGCCATTTTCATGGCCCAGACATCGATATCCCCTGCACCATCCCCCAGGGTCAAACGTCCTTCCGGTGTTTCATCGACCAGTCGGCGCCCCAGTGCCTCCTTGGCGTCAGCACTCATCCCATCATTCAGAGACTCTGCCCCAGATGCGGCCAGATCGCCTGCACCTGCGACCACATCCAGCAACAGGCTCAGCTTATTGGCCATATTGGCACGAGCCTGTTCCAGGTAGTCGCCCCCCTGCTTCCCGGCATTCTCTTTGCCGAAGTTGCTTGCCTGCCGTGCCAGCTCACCAATGCCGCCCACCAGATCAAGTGCGCCAGCGCCCACCCCGCGGGCGACATCGCCCAGGCCGACATCAAGATCACGTTTGGCTACAGGCTCGGATGGTTGGGGTGTTGCAGCCGCTGCGGCAGACAGGCTGCTATCAAGCGAGCTCCAGAAGGGGTCATTACGAGTGTCAGATTGTCGCGGTTGTGGCAGGGCGTCACGCAGTCCAGGTTTGTCCATGGTGTCCTCGGCTTTCGGGCAAAAGAAAAGCCCCGAGCGGCGAACCGATCAGGGCTTTTGAGATGGGGCGATCAGCATGCAGACTGACCGACGATGGAGAGATGCTAACGCTGGGGTGGGTGAAAGGCAACTATCGGCGGGCCTGGGCTAGGCTCATTGCCTGATAGGCGTTGGTCTCCGTGTCGCGGAGTCGATTGGCCGTGACGGCTGCCTGCTCAGTCTGCCGCTGTTTGGCCGCCTGCTGGCGCCACAGCTCAAAGGCGATATTCATCCTGGTGGGGTTATCCAGCAGACCGCTCAGCTTACCATGCTGGTTGGCCTCCTTCACGAACTGCAGGCGCTCAGGATCGCCCCCGGTCCACGCCTTGAGTGGTGCCTCCTGCTTTGGCTCATCCGTTTTGGTGGTCAGGCCGTAGGTGTCAGCCAGCACCGCCTTGCTCTGCTCAAGCTGGGTGTCCAGCGCATCTAGCTGCAGGTCTTTATCCTCTGCATTGCTGGAGGAGATCTTGGCTCGGTTCTGGCCATGCTGCTTCTCAAGGTCGGCAACCGCCTTCTTGTAGCCTGCCTGATCCGGGCCTGCCGTCAGGCCAAGCGAGGTGCGCAACTGGTCGGCGTTGCCGATCATGTGCTTGGCCAGTGCCGCCCGCTGGTAGGCCGGTTTCAGGAAGTCATTGATGGGGATCACCTTGGGGTGGTCATCCGGCGCAGAGGTGCGATTATTGGTAATTGGACGAACATCCTTGCTGCCATCGTCATAGGTGACCTCAACCCCCAGCACCACACCGCGCCCGTCCGGGGTGATCATGATGTTGTTCAGCTGCTTGCCGGTAATGGTCTTGCCACTGTCCGGGTCGATGTCACCAACCCCTTTGCTCACCTCGTCCTGGTAGAGAGTACCGGCCGCTTTGATAAATTGCGGGTTGTTGACGGCGGCATGCCCTTCCGGTGTGCTGGGGTCAAGTTTGCCTTCTTGCGCCTGACGCACCAGGTTGCCAGCGTAGGTAACGAAGGTCTTGCCTGCCTCAGCATAATCCTGCTGTAGATAGCGCTCAGGGTTGAATGAGCCAGCCCGCGGATCCCGCACCACGTTCCAGAACTGCTGGCCCGGGTCTTTGCCCTCCGCCACAGCTTGCCAACCAGACTGGATGATGGGCAGGTTCTCCTGCTGGTACAGCTGCTTATTGCGCTGCTCCTTTTGCCACTCATATTCCTGTTGTTGGCGCGACTCCTGAGCCGCCGCGCGGCGATCTGATGCGTTGGCGCGGTCCTCTGCAGATTTCACCTGGCGCTCGGTCAGAGAGAATTGGCGCTCAGCACGTTCATCTGCAACCTTGTCTCGCCCACGACTGTAATCCAGCTCCCCCTGGTAGCGCTCGTCTGCCACCTTCTGCCGCTCCTGCTCGTTTTGCCACATGGCATCCCGCAGGCCCATGGCCTTATCCATCCGCTCATCTTCTTTCTGGCCACGTTGATAACGGTCCATGGTGTTGAAGCCAGCCAGAAAACCTTCCGCCAATCCTGATACGCCCATACTCACCTCACCTTAAAACAAGCTGCTTGCTAGAAAGCCAACGCCGGTACCGATAAGAGCGCCGACAGGACCGCCAACCGAACCATAAGATGCGCCAATCATGGCGCCAGTGGCGGCCCCTGCGCCAGCAGCAGACATCTTCGCCTGCTTCTCCTGGGTCTTGAGCTGTTTATTGCCAAGCTCGAGCTCTTGCTCTCGATTGGCCGCATCGCGCAACCCTGCCATACCCTGCTGGCGCGTCTGGGCGCCAATATCAAGCAGTCCGTATCCCATCACATCCCCCCACCTGTTTTGATTGCTTCGCGCAGCCCAGCATCAGCACCGGTCAAGATCCCCATCTGGCGCGCCTGTTCCTGCTCACGCAAGCCGTTCTCGGTGCCGGCCGTCATCAATGCCATGCGCAAACCCTGACTGTTGTCTCCAGGGTTCTGCTGAGCATCAACCCCCATGCGGGCGTTGCGGTTTGCAGTGGCCTGCTGGGCAGAGCGCAGCGCATTGGCGTTGTTCTCATCCACCCTGCCAAGCTGGTCACGCAGCAACTGACCATTGGTGGCCAACCCCATCAGCTCTTGCTGTTTCGGGTAGAAACGAGTCTTCCAATCCTGATACTGCTCCCGGGTGATTTTTGCGTACGTATCTGCGGCATATCCCATGGTTACCTACCTCCCAAATACGTTTTTGCGTTGGGGTTATAGACGCGGTTATCAGCGAGCGTCTTGGTGCTATCGAGATGTGATGCAACATCACTGTTGCTGGTAACCGTCGGCGCTTTCAGATTGCTCAGGCCATATGACGCCCCCGCCCCCAGCACGGTACCCACCATGCCGGCCGTGGCCTGTCGATTCTGGAACGAGATCTGCGCATCATTCACCGACTTGCGCAGGCTGGTTGTGGCCACATCCCCCATGCCTGCCAGGGACTCCGCTTTCTGCCCAGCGCCAATGCTCACCACATCCTTGAGGCCAGCCACATACTTATCTTGCTGACTGGACTGGGCGCGGTTGGTGGTGTCGGTCTGGCTCAGCGCCTGATCTGTCTCCAAGTCAGACATAGCGGCCTGATACTTGCCACTGGTAGGGTCAATGCCGCCAGCCGCCATGGAGTCGGCCAGCCCGGAGCGCGCCTCGCCAAAAGATTGAGCAGTACCAAGTGCCGCTGTGCCTGCCAGCTTGTCGTACTGCTTGCCACTGTTGAGGTCATCCACCTTGTTCATAAAGATGTCCTCATACTGCTTCAAGTCGGAGTTGTAGAGGTTCCACTGTTCCCGCGCCACATCAGCTGCAGCCCGCTGGGCCTCCGTCTCCTGGATCTCGTTGGACCCGCCACCCTTACCCATACCTCACCCCATCACAGGTTGATTTGAAACACATAGAGCCCGTCAGCATCATCAGGCTGACGCACCCATCCCATTCTCGGCGCCACCCTTAGCCACCCCTTGCGGGATGAGTGGAAGCGCAGCCAGCGGGCCCCAATCAGGCGAGCCAACCGCTTAACTTCCGGTAGGTGCCGCTCCGGGGCTCCGCCATCACCCCACCCAACCCACACCAGTACGCCGGTGGTGCCCCGCTCGCTGGCTGGCTTCAGGACGAACCCGTCATCACCACGCACAAACAAAAACGCCACCCGGTTACGGATGGCGTCTTGCAGTTCTGATGGCAGGTTTGGGTTACCAGCATCTGAGGCAATCCTGGCAATGGCTATGCCGGCCGAACTGGCCATACGACCTCCGGAAATGATGGTTGATTGGTGATATCTCTCAGCGCTTGTCGGTAGCAAGACCAGCCCACCAATTGCTGATCTGTCATGCGCTCCCGATTGCTTGGCAGTTCCACCCAATCACTCTGACTGAGCAGCACATCCCTTTGTGCCCTTACCCTTGCAGATGAAACCTCTACATCTACAACCCACCCGTTAACTCCGGCTTGAATATAGTGCTCACCTGGCGAGGCCCCTGCATCGCATACCACGCCAGCGTTGTTCAGGTAGTGCCTTCCAATAGTGAAGTCACCAGGCACCATCACGCCAAACGTAATTTCAGGGGTGGCCCCTTCCGGGATGTCGCCAACAGCCTTAAGTCGCCCGTCCTTTAAGTCGAACACGCCAAACTTCATCGCTTAACTCCGATTACCATCATGGATACATGGCGCAAGTCATAGCTACCATCTGGCCAGTTGTTGCCAGCCTTGACCTCTATGCTGTACGAGCCAGGCCCTACAGTGAAGGACGTGGTGAAAACACCTGACGAGCTACCGCCATTACCGACTGTGACAGCCTGATATTTAGAAAAAACAAGCACCCCGCTCGAGTTATACACCTCAAGGTTCAAGCCAAGGTTCGTATAACCATTGCCCTGCGCCAGTCCGGTATAAACAACCATGCACTTGGCTGGCTCATTGAACATCACGTTATTTATTCTGCAACCAACCCCTGATGGCGAGGTGTTAGCGGGAACGTTAATGGCAACGGAAACCTCGTAAAATAACGGGACGGTAACGGCCTCCCCGCGAATATTGAGCGTGTCAACGAACACACCTGATGCTTTCAGGCGGTTGGTGTAAATGGTGCCGTCAGCATAAATGACGGTGTTCCACCCTTTCCACCATGCTTGATATGGCCCACCCAGCCCAAAGGCCGCGTTACCATCGGAAACAATTGCGCTCCCCATGTCGAGCACGCCGCCAGTAATCAATGGTGCACTGATGCTCACCCCGGCCTTGATGTAGTCAGCAGTGATCTTCTCGGAGTGGATGATCTGGATAGTGGCCTTTTTAATCAGTGCCTCTTGGATGACCGTCTTACCCTGATCGATGGCTAAGAGTGGAGCTGTACTCCCATTTGGATTGTTTGGGTCATAAACAAAAACCTGACTGGCTGAGAGAAATACCTGGCTGGTGCCGTCTGATTTGGCCACCAAGCCGATACCAGCCTTAATCTGACCAGCACTAGCTTTGACTGCCCACATGCTGCCAACGCCGTTCTCAAGGCTGGCCGCAGTTTCCTTTACTCCCTCATAATCCTGCTTTAGCCAAGCATCAAAATGACTGAGCTTTATTTGACCATCAAGCTCGTCAATGATGTCTTGAATATCCTTGCTGGTTTCAGCATAAAGGCCGGCAGTGCTATGGTAAGGCCCCTCCATGCCATTCTTGTTGACAAACCTGACCCAGTAATACGCCTTAAACCCTTTGCCTACCGAATCGGAATAAACGTTGGCTAGCGTGGTGCCGACTCGCACAGCCGTTGATACGTTGTTCTTGCTTGCCCGCCATATTTCAGCAAACGCATGCCCTTTGTAGGAAGGGGGATCCCATGTGAGCGTAATGGTATGAAAGGCACCATCTGCGGTTACATTCACCGGGGCAGTTGGCGTCTGAACCCCCGACCACTCCGGGTCGGTTGGCTTGTCTGGTGGTAATTCGGGTACCACCACCCCACTACCATTGCGACGCAGGTTGATCATGCCGATAGCAGCGGCTTCTCGCAGCGTCAGCGCTTTATCCAACCGGTCACCTTTCTGACCGGTCAAGATCTGCATGTTTTCAGTCAGGCCCTGCTGGGTGCTACTGGCCCGGAACGTAGCTTTATTCATTGCAACGACACCTCCGCCATGCTGCCGCCAAGGGTGATTCGACCCACCACGCTACTGCCCTCCACCTCAATCTGCCAGCGATCACCACGCAGTGGCGGCAGACGAAAGCCGGTTGGTGGAACCTGCCCAATCGGCAGCCTGAACACCTCCTCACCATCAACCCTCAGGGCAACCCCCACCTTGGTGATGTCATCAGCGGTCACCTTGGCGCAACTGATACGTTGCCATCTTGGCAGGACAAACAGTTTTGACCGCCATTGCATCGTCAGCGCCTTGCTTCCACCGCGCCACTTAAAGAGCTCAGCCCCTTTGGCGATCATCAGCGCATCCATCTGCATATCCGGGACGGCGGCATCCCATCGCCCCGACAACCAACGAAAATCGCCAGATTTGGGGTCGAATACAAAGCCGTGGCTATCAGTCAGCGCGACATACTTGCCTTCGCTGTACCATGCCCTCATGGTTTCCGGCTGCAACGCCTGCCACTGCTCGCGGGTGATCAGACTTTCCGTCACCAGATGGCCGCCATCAGCCCCCACGCCAACAAGACCATCCGGCGAGGCATACAGCACCAACCCATCGAGCGCGACCATGGAACGAGCGCTCACGCACGCCTGCTGCACTGATGAGAGCTTTTGACCGGTAATGGATGATGGAGACGCGCCCTGAAACAGATAGGGATAACCCTTGGTGCCCACCACCAGAGCGGTATCGATAGCCGCAATAGCCACAATGTCATGCTCGGTGGTCAACTTGTACTTTTCAGGCCACGCATAGGGCAGGTAAGGCTCGGAGAACAGCACGGTATTGCCGACAAACCCTGCGCATATCCCGTTTGCCATCTGACAGATGCCCCGCATCTTGTCTGGCGGCATGGTGTAGCCGTAGGTCTCAAGTACAGGCCCGAGCTCGCCATCTTTTCTGCTGTCGATATACGATGCGGTAGAGATGGGCAGATCGGCAACCAGGAGGTAATCAGCTATCCCAGCTCCGGACACGGACCGATAAAGGCGCCTACGAGTCACGTTGCTGTCGCTGGTTGGTGCTGGCGAGAGTGACACGGAGACGGTTGAGCCGGGAATGGTAATGGTGACTTTACCGCTGGCAGGGCCAGGGGCACCCTCCTCTCCCAGCCCGGTGACATAGGTTTCGACATAGAACCGGGTTTCATCATCGGTTGGATCATCATCCTTGCCACCAGATGGTGGGGTGATTGACTGCACATTTGGCGGGGTTGTCGGCGCCGGCACACCAAGGCGGTACCAGGCAGTTGGCTTATTGCTGCCGCCAGTTGCTATCGCGTCATACGTCAGTTTCGGGTAGGCGCCATCCGTGAAGTAGACCCGGTTGTATTGATCCTGTGCGATTGGCGAGCGCATTACCTCAACCAGCCCGCTCCAGGCAAACCAGAATTCGC